ATATTGCGTAAAATGCCATCTTTTGATATAATAGAGTATGGCATTGATGATATAGTTCGTTCTGGACTTGTCAAAGAATATATTATTTCAAAACTTGAAGTTGGTCTTTAATGTTTAATCATGTAGAACTGAATCTTCCTAAACTTTCTAGAGAAACTATTGACGGTGTTCGATATTACTCTGTGCCTGATGAAGATGAATTAATTAAATTAGTTTCAATTACCTCTGTCACAAGTCATTATAATAAAGAAATCTTTATTAATTGGCGAAAGAAGGTTGGTGATGAAGAAGCAAATCGTATTACTAAAGCAGCTACTACTCGTGGCACTGATTTTCATACACTCACAGAACATCATTTATTGAATGATGAGAAACTTCCAAAAGTTCCTCCAATATCTAATTTTCTGTTTAATGTAGCGAAGCAAAAAATTGGTAATATAAATAATATTTACGCTTTAGAGGGTTCTCTCTACAGTAGGCAACTAGGAATTGCTGGAACAGTCGATTGTATTGCAGAATACGAGGACGAGTTAGCGATAATAGACTTTAAGACTTCTAAGAAACCAAAACCAAGAGACTGGATAGAACATTACTTTGTCCAGTGTATGGCATACGGTTGTATGTTATATGAATTAACGGGTATATCTGTTAAAAAATTAGTAATTATTATGTCCTGTGAAAATGGAGAATGCATCGTCTATGAAGAATACAACAAAGCAAAGTATATCAAACTCCTCGGAGAATACATTAACAAATTTATTCAAGATAAACTGGAACTCTATGGAACCGAATAAAGAACTAGAACAGGCAATCGAGAATAAATTCTTGACTCCATCTAAATTTGCAATCGAGATCGAAAAGATTGTTGCTGAAGAAGAAGACTTCAATTATATTGATGCAATCTGTTACTATTGCGAAACTAACAATATTGAGGTAGAATCAGTATCGAAGTTAATATCCAAACCTTTAAAAGAAAGATTAAAATGGGATGCAACCCGTCTTAATTTTATGAAACCTACATCAAGAGCAAAACTGCCTTTATAATGAAAAAATCAGAATTAATTCATTGGAGATTGCAAGCGATGCTTCGTGAGCATTCTTTTCGTGACTTACAGTACTTGGGTGTCAGACCTGATAGTATTGGTATAGATCAACATTGGTATCGTATCGGAGAAGCAGAAGTTCCCGTTGATGCAATTACAGAATTAGATAGTGAAGAGGAAGATAATGAAAGTGACTCCATTTGAAACCTACCAGTCATATCTATCAATGAAAAGTCATTTTACAAACCGTAAGTATGACTTTTTTCGATATGGTGGTAAATCTCGTGCAACTATGGCATCTTTTAATAAAAGGAAAGATAAGTATTGGTTCGAGAAAACATCGAGAAAATACTCTGATGAACAGATAGTTGACTTTTTACTCGCTAACTTTGTAACTACAGATAATCCAAAAAACCTATGGATAGGAGAGATTATCAATTCTGGTGAGAGAACTTATGCAGATTGGGTGAGAAGACAACAGAGTATTTCATACCTTTTTAAAGAGGAGTCCAGTAAATTACTTGAAGAAAATGAACTTGATACTTTATTTGAATGTAAGAGTGGACACCCTATTATATTGAAAAGATTTTTAGGTGGGGACATCTCACTTGAAACTTTTGTTATCTATGATATAATATTTTCATTCTCAGAAAAGTTTGATGAGAAATTACTTGATCCCGTGTGGGAGACAGTAAGTATGAAAATAAGGAAGTATAAACCTTTCCTAAATATTAATGTATTCAACTTTAAAAAAATACTACGGGAAATCGTATGAGTAATTTTTTTGACTCCGACATAGTTCGTGAAGAACTACAAGAGATAAACGATTTGCAACTTTCTATTTACAAGAATGCAATGAAGTTTGGAACTTTTAGTCGTGAAGATAAAGTTGAGCACATTGAAAAACTTACTGAATTATTAGAAAAACAAAAACTGATGTATACTCGCATTAGTTTATCTGATGATCCAGAAGCAGTTGATCTCAAGAAACATTTGCAAAAATCAGTTGAACTTATGGGTTTTCCAGAGGGAACTGATATGGCATTGTTATTCTCTGGTATGTCAAATACCATTGACAATATGAGAACACAACTTGACACTTGATTATTAATCTGTTATAATCCAATTATCTAAAATATCCAATTTATCCGAGGTATCCAAATGTCTTTTAAAGACCTAAAAAAACAGTCTAAACTTGGCTCACTTACTGCAAAGTTAGTAAAAGAAGTCGAGAAGATGAACAACACGGGCGGTAACGCTGATGACCGTATCTGGAAGTTAGATGTAGACAAAAGCGGTAACGGTTATGCTGTTATCAGATTTCTACCTGCACCCGAAGGTGAAGATTTACCATTTGTAAAACTATATTCACACGCATTCCAAGGTCCTGGTGGATGGTTCATTGAGAACTCACTCACTACTCTTGGACAGAAAGACCCAGTTTCTGAGTACAATTCATTACTCTGGAACAATGGAACTGATGCTGGAAAAGAAACAGCAAGAAAACAGAAGCGTAAGTTAACTTATGTTTCTAACATCTACGTTGTGAAAGATCCTGCAAATCCTGAGAACGAAGGTAAAGTATTTCTATACAAGTATGGAAAGAAAATCTTTGACAAACTTACTGCAGCAATGCAACCTGAGTTTGAAGATGAGGAAGCAATCGATCCATTCGATTTCTGGCAAGGTGCAAACTTTAAGTTAAAAGCAAAGAATGTTGCAGGATACAGAAACTATGATAGTTCTGAATTTGCAGCACAAAGTCCTTTACTTGATGATGACGATGCAATGGAAGCACTCTGGAAGAAACAGTTCTCACTTGCTGAGATTGTTGCACCAGATCAGTTCAAGACATATGATGAGTTGAAAACTCGTCTAGATTATGTTCTTGGAAATAAGAAGTCCGCTGCACCACAGTTTGAGGAAGAGGACACAGATCGTGGAGAAGCAGAAGAGTTAGTAACTGCTGCTGTTTCAAAACCTGCTCCCGCAGTGACCGAAGATGAGGATGATGACGCATTATCCTACTTTGCTAAACTTGCAGAGGAGTAATGAAATATAATCAACTCTGCCTTACTCTCTTAGTAATCGCAGCTTGGATTAATTTAATTTTTAAATAGGAGTCTTCGGACTCCTTTTTTTATGGGTTGACTAATTCAGTATTTTCAGTTGCTGCTAGTGATGATGAAATATAACTCGAACTCTTATCATATTTAACGACATCTCTTAAATCATTAATGAATAGTTGCAAGTAAGGTGATTTTAAAATGTTTATCTCTCTTTTCTTTTCATTTTCAGTGAATTCATTTTCTAGATTAGTAACTGCTCTTGCTATATTGTCAGTTGTTACAGTATATTCATCCTTATCGTCAAGTTGTGTATTACCTGCTTGAGATATTAAATTATATGTTACAGAACCTGCTTGACCTACGGATCCATATATTTTAAATTCTTTATCTACAATTAAATTTGGAGGTAATATTTGTCTTCCTTTATCATCTTTTATTTCAAAAGTTTCATAATGATGTATTTTATTCATTTCAGTTTCTGACCCATACTTATCAAGTGCATAATCATATATTTGATAATCTTGCAATGGCCATTCGTGATTTATGTTTGTAATACCTGCAACTAAAATTATTACATAATCCAATGCAGCATCACCATATAAAAATTCAGCAATCGTGTCAGGTCTATCTCCATCATTTATTACATACTTATCTAATGCTGTTACAGATCCATCTAAGTATGATTTTAATTTTGCACCACGAAATAAATTTTTTATGACAATATAATCTGTCGATGAATTTTTATGACTTAGTGGTGATTGATAAACAATATTTGGTAACTCTCTAAAATATCCCATTAGTATCCTACTCCTGATCCTGCTCCGTCACTGAGGTAATCTTCATGATAAATTGGGTTAAGTTCTTTGAATGTTAAATTCATTCTTATATTTACAGGTGTGCCATCTTCATATGATGTATATGTTCCAGCATTTGTGTAGTTGACTGTCATACCAGTCAAAGCACATAATTTAAATGAATTCAAGAATGGATGATCGTGCCCATCTCGAAGATATTTTAATTGAAATACATCAGGTGATTTCAAGAAAATACCTTGAGCACTTGACTCCATTTCACCTGCCTTTGGTGCCATTGCCATTTTTAGTGACCTTATAATATCTTTCACCATTCTTGATTCTTTAGGATCACGAGGTGAAAATGTTATACTATATGGAAATGACCTCAAGTTCACTCCTTGAAATAGTAATTCTAGATTATTATTAAGAATTTGTCCTGTTGAACGTGCTATGACACTTTTTGCACTCACGTTTGAACCCAAAGCACCAATCGCTGCACCTGATAATGCTGCTCTGACTGCATCTTGTGTATCACCACTTAAAGTAGGAATGTTAACTCCTGTATTTAAAGCTGTGACTGCCAATTGTGCTGCTTCGACTGCTCCTTCTCCAATATTACCTGCCATTGCTCCTTGAGCAACATTAAGTGCAGCAAGTTCTAGAGCATTTACTCTATCCTCTCCCCAAGTCACTGAATTAGAATCTGTTAAATCTTGTGGTATTGGTAATTCAATATAAAATTTTGTTCTCTGCTTCATACCAGAACCTAATCTTGTATTAGCATCAGTATTATTTACACTTACTCCTATCGGTTCATTTCCAGACATTGGTGATCCATTTTCACCAATTACTTCAAGAGTGCCTTCTTTTATTCGTTGCCTATCTCTCATCGAAATAACACTTCTATTATTACCATCTGTTTTATATGCATTTGTAAGTGTTACACTTAAACCTGCACCATCTTTGGGTGGTTCAAATTGAAGACATCTAATTAATAGTCGATCTCCAGTTCTTTCAGATGGAGAGTCTTTTATAGGATATGACATCCTATTATTCATTCCTAATTGATTGAATTTACCCCTTGAAAATTTTTTATCATAAACAGATCTATTATCCTGAACACTTGTAGTGGTAGGAGGTGTATTAGTTGTTGTTTTGGTTGTTTGATTTCTATATGAATTAGGGTTGTTCTTACCTCTATTCTTATAACCACTTGTTCTTGGCATATCGACCTAATTTTTAACTATTTAGACGTATTTTTACAAAAGGCAAAGTTCTCAAGTCTCTGAGTTCCATTTCATCAACTTTATATAATCCACCAACTACTTCTGGAAATGTATATTGCCTCATTTCACCCCAATGATAATTCAATCCACGAAAACCCCAAGAAAAAACATCAGTCACTGCAACAAGGGGATGCTCATCATACGCAATACCAGGTGTTTTAGGTTTATATACAAAAACATAATAATTTCCAGCTTCAGGTACATTACTTCCCTCAGTTAATACACCAAGAATCTCCTGTGCTAAATCATCAGCACTTTCAGTGCCGATGAAGTTTTTCATCACTGGATCAATTCTACTCATATTCCTAATTCTTTTTCTGTAACAACTTTAAATTCCCATTGACGATCAGCACAAAATTCTTTTGCCATTTTCCATTTTGCTTGATTTTTTGCATATTCATATGCTTCACGAATATAACCTTTTGTTTGTCTTTTTGGTTTTTTTGGAGGTATAGTTTGTTTTGCAGGTTTAACTTCAATCATATAATTTTTTATCTTACCGTTAGTTTCTTTTACTTTCATATAAAAATCTGGAAAATATCTGTGCACTCGATTATCAATAGGAGAACGATAGGGTATTGCTATTTCTTCACTTGCCCACTCTAATATATTCTGATTTTTATCACAATACACCATAAACTTTCTTTCCCAAAGTGATCTATAAATGATATTAGTTGGATCACCTTTGTATTTTCTGGGAAAGGATGGATAGTATTTTCCCTTATAAGACATCTAAATAACTATACTATAATTGTATTTAGAGTGCCAGCACCAAGACCAAGAGGAATATCAGATATATTACCTAAGTTACAGAACGTAGCTCAGACATCAAAATTTCTTGTTAAATTTGTCTTACCAAGAGGTGAGTGTAGAAGTTTTTTAAGAAAAAAAGGAGTTAATGATCGTTTCATTTCTGACGATGTAGGATTACTTTGTAGCGATGCTGTTTTGCCAGGCAGTGCAATGGCAACTGTAAATACTGCAGGAGATTATCAGGGAGTTATTGAAAGATTTGCACATACAAGAAATTTTACTGAGGTAAATTTTGATTTCTATGTTGATAATGACTATAAATCACTTCGATTTTTAGAGCATTGGATGGAATTTATATCCAGTGGATCAGGAGTTGATCCTTCAGGTGATACTTATTATTTTAAAATGAAATATCCAGATGAATATAAATCAAATGATACAAGAATAGTAAAGTTTGAAAAAAATCATTTCCAATTTTTAGAGTACAGATTTATTGGATTATTTCCTAAATCGATAAATTCAACAAGGGTTTCTTATCAAAATTCACAGGTGTTAAAAGCAACCGCAACATTCAGTTTTGATCGTTATATTTGTGGTGAGTCGTCTTCACTTGCTAGATCGTTAGGAATTGACTTAAATAACAATGCATCTCTGACTGCAACTGCAAGAAATAACGCTTATAAAACAGGAAATACAGAGTTGAATAGAGTAATGAATAGTAGTTTAAATTTATTAAATGAGGGTGTAGCATATAGGGACTTAAGATATAGAGACCAAGATGGTTTAATAAGACGTAGAACTGATGTATCAGGCACCGCTTTCAGTCTATCAGGACAAGCATTAGGACCTGGCATAGTTAATCCATAATCGATTTAGAAAACCACTATAAATAATCACACTGAAGTGCTCATATTATCATGCCTTTACCAACCATATCAACTCCAACTTATGAGTTGATTATACCATCTTCCAATCGTAAAATAAAATATAGACCCTTTTTAGTTAAAGAGGAAAAGATTTTAATTCTTGCGATGGAGTCCCAAGATACAAAACAGATTGCTAGATCAGTCAAAGATGTTCTAACAAAATGTATTCTTTCAAAAGGAATAAAAGTTGAAAAACTATCCACATTTGACATTGAATATTTGTTTTTGAATATACGAGGTAAATCTGTAGGAGAACATATTGAAGTGATGGTGACTTGCCCTGATGATGAAAAAACTCAGGTGCCTATGTCAATCAACATTGATGATATAAAAATTCAGACTGAGGATAGTCATACCACTGATATCAAACTAGATGATACTTACACTTTAAAAATGAAGTATCCATCATTAACAGAGTTTATAAAAAACAATTTTGATAATATGTCAGATTTGAATGTTGATGATACTTTTGATTTGATTGCATCTTGTATTGATCAAGTTTATACTGAAGAGGAATCTTGGTCTCATCAAGAGTGTACAAAGAAAGAATTATCTGATTTTGTTGAATCATTAAATTCAAATCAATTTAAGATGATTGAAAATTTCTTTACGACAATGCCAAAATTGTCTCATACTGTTAAAGTTCTAAATCCAAATACAAAGGTTGAAAGTGAAATAAAGATTGAGGGGCTGCAGAGTTTTTTCGGATAAGTATGGCACACGAAGATCTTGTGTCATACTATAAGTTAAATTTTGCTTTGATGCAGCACCATAAATATAGTTTAACAGAGCTTGAAAATATGATACCTTGGGAGAGAGAAATCTATGTCACTCTTCTACAACAATATATTGAAGAGGAAAATCTAAAAGCACAACAAGAAAAGAATGGATGAGGAACAAGGGTTATCATCACCAATAGCAGGAGGTATTAGAGGTATTAGAAGAAGTGTATCTTCTAGTGTCTTTACTGGTCGTGCTGTTGCACCTCCAGCCCCAGATCCTCAAGTTACAAGTTTACTAAATCAAAATTCTTT